CCTTCGCTGGTGTTCTGCAAGGTAAGTATCGCGTATACATCGATCCTTATTCTGCTAACCTCCGTGCTTCCCAGTACTTCGTTGCTGGTTATAAGGGTTCTTCTCCTTATGACGCTGGTCTGTTCTACTGCCCCTACGTTCCCCTTCAGATGGTTCGTGCCGTTGGTCAGGACACCTTCCAACCTAAAATTGGTTTCAAAACCCGTTACGGTATGGTTGCTAACCCCTTCGCTGAGGGTACTACTCAGGGTCTGGGTCGCCTTAAGGCTTCTGCCAACCGCTACTATCGTCGCGTTAAAGTTGACAACCTCATGTGAGTCTTTCTCACAGAGATATACAGGAGGGTCTTCGGACCCTCTTTTTTTGTCTAAATATAAGTAAATAAATAAGGCAAATGAAATCTTTCGATAGGTTTATTGAAGAAGCAGCGACAAAGAGATGTCCTCCCGGAAAATATTATTGCTTCGACGATAAGAAGTGCAAGAAGATGCCTCGTGGTTATCATGTAGGACGTGGTGGTTATCTAGAAAAAGATAACGATTCAGATTCAGAGGATTCCAATGGATCAAAGAATGGTGGATCTAATGGTGGCAACGGTTCTAATGGTAATGGGAATGGTGGAAATGGAAGCGGTGGAAATGGTGGAAATGGAGGGGGAGGAGAATGAAACCCTGGAATAATCAACTAGACAATAGGAACTATCTGTCTCCTGTTGGATTTAAATTTTCAATTACCAAAGTACCCAAAGCAGATTTCTTTTCTAACTCTGCATCAATTCCTGGTATCAACCTTGGATTTGCAGAACAACCAACATACCTGAAGAATCTTCCTGTACCAGGTGATAAGTTAACTTATGCAGACTTCTCACTTCGATTTTTTGTAGATGAGAATTTAACTAATTATCTTGAAGTTCATAACTGGTTAAGAGGACTTGGTTTTCCTGAAAGTCTGGATGAGTTTACAGCACTCAAAGAAAATGATAAGTATAATCCAACAAATGATGCAAGAAATCCACTAGGTGAATATTCAGATGCAAGTCTGTTTATTTACAACAGTCAGTTCAATGAAGTTGCAAGAGTCGATTTCTTAGATGTATTTCCCGTATCATTATCTACAATTAACTTTGATGCAACCGACACTGATATTCAATACGTTACCGCAGAAGCAACCTTTAAATACAGCATATATAATATAGAAGTTTTATGATGTAATGTATGAATCTTGATGAAATTCAATTGTCATGGGAAGAAGATTCAAAAATAGACGAAGACAATCTACACAGCGAATCTACTAAGATTCCATCTCTTCACGCAAAATACTATAGAATTTTAAACAATATCCTTCTAATGAAAAAGTTAGAAGAGAATAAGTTTAAGCAACTCAAAAAGACGAAATGGCAATACTACACGGGTAAGGCAGACCCCGAGGTGTATATTGACAAACCATTCGACCATAAAGTGTTAAGGCAGGATGTAGACAAATATATGGACTCTGATGAAGATCTCATCAAAGTTCTGAACAAAATAGATTACTTCCAGGTAATGCTGAATTACTTGGACAGTATTTTGAAGACGATTAACAATCGAACTTTTCAAATAAAGAACTCGATTGAGTGGCAGAAATTTATCAGAGGATATGACTGATCTTGTTATACGTAAAAAGAATGAGGTTTATATTACCGTAAAGGCAGAACCTTATATTATCCAGGAACTATCGGATCATTTTACATTCGATGTGCCTGGTGCAAAGTTCATGCCGCAATACCGTAGTAAGTATTGGGACGGTAAGATACGCTTATTCAGTTCTCACACTGGAGAAATCTATGTGGGACTACTGGATAAGATCATGGCATGGGCAAGAAACTATGACTATAAGGTAGAGTTTGAAGATAATAAATTCTATGGTCCTCCATTTGAAGTCAATAAAATGATTTCTAAGGAGGGAGTCAAGGAGTATATGACTCGTATTGCCAGATTCAAACCTAGGGATTATCAGATTGATGCTGTATATGATGCACTCAAATTTAATCGTAAACTGTTGATATCACCAACTGCATCAGGTAAGTCATTGATGATTTATTCTGTGGTGAGATACTTTGCAGAAAAAGATCATAAAATACTTTTAGTTGTTCCTACCACTTCTTTGGTAGAACAGATGTTTAAAGACTTTGAAGACTATGGTTGGAATGCTGAAGACTATTGTCACAAGATATATTCGGGTAGGGAGAAGACAAATCAATATCCTGTAACAATTACCACTTGGCAATCTATCTACAAGTTACCCAGAGCATTCTTCAAAGACTTCGGTGTAATCATTGGAGATGAAGCACATTTATTTAAATCCAAGTCCCTTGTCAGCATCATGACAAAGATGGACAATTGTAAGTATAGATTTGGTTTTACAGGCACACTAGACGGCACACAGACCCATAAGTGGGTGTTAGAGGGATTGTTTGGACCATCATACAAGGTCACACAAACAAAAGAACTCATTGATAAAGGACATTTGTCTCAGTTACAGATACATGTTCTATTGATGAAACATGACCCACATGAGTTTGAAACTTATGAAGATGAAATACAATACATCATTGGTCATGGTAAAAGAAATAACTTTATTAAAAATCTAGTATTAGATTTAAAAGGAAATAGTCTTGTTTTGTTTTCTCGTGTAGAAACACATGGTGAACCACTTTACGATTTAATAAATAATTCCGTGAAGGGTAAGCGTAAAGTATTTTATGTTCACGGTGGAATAGACGCTCAACAACGAGAACATGTAAGAGAAATTACTGAAAGAGAAAACGATGCAATCATCGTGGCATCATACGGAACATTCAGTACAGGCATCAACATTAAAAATCTCCATAACGTAATCTTTGCATCACCATCCAAATCAAGAATTCGCAACCTCCAATCCATTGGTAGGGTGCTGAGAAAGGGAGATAATAAGAATCAAGCAGTCTTATACGATATTGCTGATGAGATTGTTTACAAACAAAGAAAGAACTACACACTCAATCATCTAGTCGAAAGAATTAAAATCTATAACCAAGAGAAATTTAATTATGAGATAGTACCAGTCGATTTAAAAGGTAAATGAACGAAGAATTCTATGCAACAATAAAACTTATTTCAGGTGAAGAGATCTTTGCACAAGTAACTCCTTGTGAAGAAGAAGACCGAACTTTACTTATACTAGATACTCCTGTAATATTTGAATCAATTACAATCAAACACATGGGAGTCAGTGCTATGAAAGTTGAACCCTGGATCTCTATGGGTGACGACTCTATGGTATTAATTGATATGGATAAGGTAATTACAATTACTGAAGTTAAAGATGAACAGATCCTTTGTATATACAATAAGTACCTACGTGACAAGGATCGTGATTCTAATCAAACAAAGGTAAATGAAAATATGGGATTCCTAGCATCTATTGCTGAAGCAAGAGTGAACTTAGAGAAGTTATATAAAAGTAGCTAAGCCATCCCTATGAACCCTGACAGAGTTATTCTACACAGATATTACGATCTTGTCAAGTCCTATCATTATGTGTTATAATGTGAGCATAATCCAATAGGAGAACCATGAAATGTCAAGAACTAGAAAGAAGTCTGAGCATTATGTAAACAACAAAGAGTTTTTAGAAGCACTCATTGTATACAGATCCAAAGTAAAAGCAGCACAAGAGGCAGGAGAACCACTCCCACGTATTACCAATTATCTTGGTGAGTGTTTCTTGAAGATCGCTACCCACTTGTCTTACAAACCAAACTTTGTTAACTACATGTTCCGTGAAGACATGATTTGTGACGGCATTGAGAACTGCGTCCAGTATATTAAGAACTTTGACCCAGCAAAGTCTAGTAATCCATTTGCTTACTTCACACAGATTATCCACTATGCATTCCTGAGAAGAATCCAGAAGGAAAAGCGTCAAATGGATATCCGCACTAAGATTGTGGAACGTTCAGGATTTGATGAAGTGTTCTCCAGTGATGGTGACATTTACAGCAATTCCGACTATAATACCATCAAAGAAAACATCCAGTCTAAACTTTATTCATGAAACTGACAAAAGAACTTGCCATTGCCTTGGAGAACCTAGGGTGGCAAGATGGTGATGATATCGCTGTGGAAATCGGTGGAACATCAATCTATGAAATTGAAGGTGCAGGCACTAAGTGGGCACCACTCAAAGGTACTCGTAAGTACAACAAAGATGCATTCATCATTATTAAGAACAGAGATCGTAATCTTACAGTCTCATCAGAACCAAACCCTGAATTGAAAGCACACCATACACAATGAAGATTGCCTTAGTCACAGACACACACTACGGTGCGAGAAAGAATAGTAAGTTATTTCATGAGTTCTTCAAAAAATTCTATGATAACATCTTCTTTCCTACACTGGAAGAAAGAGGTATCACAGAATGCGTCCATCTGGGCGATGCTTTTGACTGCCGTAAGTCTGTTGACTTTTGGTCACTCCAATGGGCAAAGGAAAATGTGTATGACAAGTTTCGAGACTTAGGCATCAAAGTCCACAATATTGTTGGTAACCATGATGCTTACTACAAGAATACCATTGGTATCAATGCTGTCGATGCTCTGCTTGAGTCCTACGACAATGTAGTAAGAGTCTCTGAACCAAAAGAGTACAAGATCGGTGGTAAGAAGATTCTTCTTCTACCCTGGATCTGTGAAGACAATGAAGAGAAAACTTTTGACTTAGTAAAGAAGTCAAGAGCAAAGATCATGATGGGTCACCTTGAATTGAATGGGTTTGAGGTGATTCCTGGTATGAGAATGGAACACGGTCTGGAACCGAGTAAGTTTAAGAAGTTTGAGAAAGTATTCTCAGGTCACTATCATCACAAATCAACCAAGGGTAATGTCACTTACCTTGGTAACACCTACCAGATGTTCTGGAATGATGTGAATGACGTAAGAGGATTCCATATCTTCGATACTGAAACTCAAGAACTAGAGTTCATTGGTAATCCATTCTCAATCTTTGAAAAGTTCTACTACGAAGATACCCCATATCAATTGTTTGATACATCAGATCTGAAAGATAAGATCGTAAAGATTATTGTCCGTAAGAAGTCAGACCAACTTGCATTTGAAAAGTTCATTGACAAGTTGCACAAGTCAGGTGCATCTGATGTCAAGATTGTTGAAAACTTCTCAGTCGATGATGACGATGTAGATTTTGAAGACGGTAAGTGCGAAGACACATTGACCTTCCTCAATAAATATATTGATGATTCCGACTTCAATCTAGACAAAGATATTGTCAAGAAACTGATGAGGGATGTTTACCGAGAAGCTTGCGAAATGGAGTAATGTATCTACTTGCGATATCAGGAAAAGAAGATGAGGGTGCATACTCTGTAATGGATGAGGATGGCGAAAAGGCACTATACCTTTTTGAGGAAGAGGATGACGCAACCCGATATGCTGGTCTTCTAGAAGCAGAAGACTATCCTGAGATGTCAGTAGTGGAAGTTGATGAGGAAGTATGTATAAAGATGTGCAATGCATATAATTACAGATATGTTATAATCACTGAAGATGACTTTGTAATCCCGCCCCGAGATAATGATTTTATTCAAACAGATAAGATGGCGTAACCTGTTATCTACTGGAAATAACTGGACTGAGATTGATTTTACAGAATCCCAGACAAGTCTGATTGTCGGAACAAATGGAGCAGGTAAGAGCACCATCCTGGATGCTTTGACTTTTGTGCTGTTCAATAAACCATTCCGTAAGATCACCAAACCTCAACTCGTCAACACAGTGAACGAGAAAGAATGTGTTGTGGAGATTGAGTTTTCTACGGGTGTGACTGATTGGAAAGTTGTTCGTGGTATCAAACCAAACGTATTTGAGATTTATAAGAACGACCAAATGCTTGACAAGGCAGCAGCAAATGCCGATCAGCAGAAGTGGTTGGAAGAGAATGTATTGAAGATGAACTATAAGTCATTCACTCAGATTGTGATTCTGGGTAGTGCATCTTTCGTTCCATTCATGCAACTCTCCGGTGCAAATCGCCGTGAGATTATCGAAGATTTGTTGGACATTAAGATCTTCTCATTTATGAGTAATATCCTACGTGAGAAGATTCGTAGTTCAAATGATCTTATCCGTGAACTGACCATCCGTAAGGATCTGGTAGAAGAGAAGATTGATATGCAGAAATCATTCATCTCTGATCTAGAAGAGACTGGTAAGAAAAATATTGAAGAGAAAAAGCAGAAGGTCAAGGTCATTGCCGATAATGTAGATACTCTTATAAAGGAGATTGAGGGTCATGGTGACAGGTTGAAAGAGGTCGAAGGGCAAATGGAAGTATCTTCGGGTGCTGACAAGAAACTTAAGAAACTCGGCACACTTCGTGGTAAACTGCAACAGAAAGTATCAACAATTACTAAGGAACATAAATTTTTCGCAGAGAATACGGTATGCCCTACCTGTGATCAGACCATTGAAGAGTCTGTTCGGGTAAATAGAATTAATGATGCTGAATCAAAAGCGAAGGAACTCCAACAGGGGTTCTTAGAGTTGGAGGAAGCGATCAGACTTGAGGAGGAAAAAGAAAACCACTTCAAGGTTCTTTCTAAGGAGGCAACTAACCTAACGCATGAAATTTCTAAAGCAAATACTCGGATTTCGGGATTACATAACAGATCCAGAGATCTTGAATCAGAAATTCAAACTATTACCGAACAACTTGAGAACCGAAATACTGAGCACCATGCATTAGAGAAATTAGTTACGGAACTGGAGGAACTACAATCTAAACACTCCGACCAAAAAGAGAATAACGTTTACAACGAATTTGCACATTCCTTAATGAAGGATGGGGGAGTAAAATCCAAAATTATTAAGAGATATCTGCCTCTTATGAATCAGCAGATCA